CCCCAGATGGTGTGAACACGAGTGCAGGATCATAGAAGAAGGACCCAGGGATATCTCTACACTGCTGCACTGTTTCTACACGAAGGAGAGTGGGATCCACCAAACTACGAACATCAATGATATCGCGGCGCACGCCATCGAAGATGAAGTCTACATTGGCAATATATGCTCCATTTTGATCAGGAGCCCACCCAGTAACTTCTTGGATCGGTTGAAGCTCGACCAAGACAGTCTTATCCGAGTGGGACGCATTTACAAGATCAACGAAGTCCTTGATGCGATCCTTCAACCCAAGCGCACCATGTCCTCTGTTATCTGCCATTACTGCAACACCTCGATGACATTAGTGGTGAAGCGCCAGTGGTATGGAGCCTGGAACACAGATTGCATTGGACGCTCGAGCATCACATACAGGGTCTTTTGTATATCGACCAAAGGCTCGAATGCTATAAAGAATGGTCTACCCACTTGTACGAGACTCGCAAGCGAATCCCATCGTGGCTTCTCCGCGGTAGGAATGCCGAGCCACTGTAACGGATACGCCATTCGAGTGGCACGTACATGTTGGAAGCTAGCTCCCTCTTCTGCGATATCGACAGAGGAAAGCTCTTCACGATCTTCAGTGAACGCAGCGGAATAGCCGTTGGATGGTTCGTAGTAATCACCTACATAAGGAACGCCCATCTCAACGAACCCATCTGGGTTCTGTGTGTTGTCGATTAGCATCCTCCACCAACGGTAGGCGACTGTAGAAGTGAGCCACTCGATCCCCTTAATGTAATCCCGACCAGCATCCATTTGCAGCTGTATTGATAGTGGAGGGCTCCCCCACGAATCAATCGTGTTGGCCTGAATTGTGATAACCGTGTTCGCATCGAAGTTGCCATCGAATGCTATAACAGCGGAGACAGGATACGAAGCATAACCAGTACCAAAGTCGAACTTGATCCACTCCAACGATCCGTGAGAAACATTGTCGGAGGAGTATGATGTTCCGCCTGTGTCATCAGAGCTTGTGTCGAAGCCGATATCTCCACCGATAGTAGTTGCAGCGTTCGGTCCTGTGTTCCAGTCGAGATCGAATGTAGCAATCCCAGTAGCACGTGCGATCGTGAACAAGTTGGTGACCGGACTGTAAGTAACGGTGTATGTATTGTCGGTGGCGGCTGCATTTAGTTGAGTCTGGATCTCAGCAGCCAATGTCACACCGCTCAGATAGTTCATTGCAGTAATAGTTGCTACTGCAGCACCGGATATGCTTTCGGTGAAGTCTAGTTTATCATTAACACCAGCGACGATATTCCACCCTAGCTCTGAGCGCCACCTCTTAGACCGCAGTGGATCATCCAAGAACGTTTTTGGAGCTTGTACCTGCTCAGAGCTTACAGTCACTACTGTGTTGTCAAGGAGCGCCCAATCCTCGAACAGGATTCTTCCACACGCTGTTCCCATTATCCGAACTCCCCAACTGCATCCGAATGGATACGGACATCACCTGTACGGCTGAGATCACCAATAACTTTACCGATTGTCTTGCCGTCGATCTGTAGAACCACAATGCTAGGACCACCGGTATCTCCACCACCACGTCCGCCACCAGGGGTGATCTCTACGCGTTCCTCACCGGCCTCACCAGCAACGAATGGAGTAGGTACGCTAACGGTTGTAGCTAGGCCGAACTGACCGCCCTCTGGTGCTCCAGGTCCACCTCCACCTGTTTGATTTGCGGACGATGCAGCAGCCGCGGCATTTCTAGCAGCATCAGCCATCGCAGCGAATTTGTCTGCGCTTCCTAGAGCACTATCACCAAGGGCACCAACAGCGTCGACCGCAATGCTCATAGACTCGACAATACCAAGGGTTCCATCAGCCACACCTTGGTGTAGTACCTGGAACTGCTCGAGGTCTTTGGCAGTGCCTTGTTCGAAGGAAGCCGTTAGTGCGTTCACTGCCTCCTGACCGGCGTTGGACAAAGTCTGCATCTCGTTCATGCCAGTACCACTGATCTGGCGGAGGTTCTCGGATGCGCCTTGCTCGAACCGTTCAAAGGCTTCACGACCGCGCCCCTCTATAAACTCTAGGTCGCGTCCGATCTCTTCACCAGCCATTCCGAAGCTCTCTGCAACATGTTGTCCGGCCTGTGCGCCAGCGTTACCAACCAATCCAAGCTCTTCTGCAGTGGCACCTAGCTTAGTAGCGACGATCTCGAGAACCTCAACCATCCGCTGCATTGGATCAGTCTTGAAACCGATTCCAGCAGCTTCGGCCTGATCAATGAGCTTCTGTGTGTTCTCATCGAGTTCAAAGCCGAACATCTGAGAAGCGTTCAAAGCTTCCTGTAGGAACGGAGCGATCTGTTGTAGAGCTTCCTCTTGGCTTAGCCCCGCGGCGGTCAACTGTTCGAAAGCAGCACCGGCTTGTTGTTGAAGGGCACCGAATGTCTCGGTCGTCAGATATCCAGCATTACCCAAACCGGTCATGGCCTCAGTCAACCCACCAATACCTTCGAGCAGTGGACGGAATTGAGGATCCTTCGCGATGTCGAAGAACCGTTGTACGCCACCGAAGTCAACCTCACCGCCGAATGCCTCGAGTTTTGCCTTGAGTTCCTGGAATGCAGGTTCGAAGGCATCAACCGCGGCAAGGAGTCCTTCCTCTTGTAGAGTTGCAAAGAAGGCTGCTGCGAAAATGGTAGCCTGAGCTTGAGCATCCTCAGCCGTCGCTACCTGAATACCACCGAACATCTTCTCACCGCCTTCCCCTTCCATTGCCTGACCGATCATCTTCGACACGCCTTCAGCTGCTTGTGCGAGTTGATCAGAGATGAAAGCTGCGATTTCTGGAATCTCCTGACCTAGCTCACGAGCACGATTGATGATGTTGAGCATCGCGGCATCGGCGAACTTGCCAGCCTCGAATGTTTCTTCAGCCATCATGGAGAATGCATCACCAACGGCTTTGATCCCTTCTTCAGCAGGTACAGTACCAAGCTCGATCGAATTCAATAGATCGACGACTTGCTTCTCGGCATTTTCCATGCCAAATGCTACGGCACCACCGGCCTCCCGCATGATGTCGCCAAGATGGAGTAGACGAGACTCGAAACGCCCGAGGTCGAACTTCTCCTGGGTAGCCTCGATGGCTTTCGCGAGTTCCTCGGAGATCTTGACCCCAAAATCACGCTCGATATCAGCGGCGATCTTCTCACTTTCGCTCTTCCACAAGTTACGGATTCCGCCGATCGCCGCACCCACAGCTGCTCCGATCCCGGCACCGATAGGACCACCGATTTGAGCACCCATTGACATACCGGCTGCAGCACCGCCGAAAATAGCTTTAGCTCCACCGCCAGCAGTGGCCTTCCAGATGGTACCGGCACCTTGAACAACGTTGCCCATGAATTGCATACCGGCAGCGAGGCCTTCTGAAGAGAACAAGGAACCACCCTCTTTTTGCATGATACCTTGAATGTCTTTGAAGGAGGACTTCATCTCGGCACCGACTTGCATACCGACAGTCAGGCCACCCATAATCTTTCCAAAGGCGGAGTCAGCATCGATACCAAGGACCTGGAAGGCGGCAGCTAGATCTCTAACGGCAGAGCGGAACTTCTTAGCTTGCTTCTCAGCTTCCTTCATCTGTTTCTCGGTCTCGGCGACGATAGCCGCACCGAGTGTACCAGGCATATCTTTAGGCGTCTCACCGAACGAAGGCATCTCCGGCGCACCAGTGAATTTGAATCCAGCGGGCGGTTGTAGAGCTTCATCAGAGATATCGCTGAAATCTTTGAGGCTCTTGGACGCACTTTTGATTGCTTGATCGATTCCCTTAGCCCAATCGATAGAGGCTACAAGATTCTCGTTGAACTTCTTACGAAGATTCTCGAGAGCCGGATCGACTTCCATACCTGCCCGCTGTGCAAGCTCGAAGAGCTTCTTCGACATTGCATCTAGACCTTGATCCGTGAACTCTTTACCGGCAGCGAAGGCTTCGATCAGTGCCCGCTGATAATTTTCGAACTCAGTTACTGCGGTGTCGATGGTAAGAGCTTCGATCTCACTACGTAGGGCTTCAGCTGCTTTCTTCGCTTCCTCATCCGCCTTGATCTTCTCGCGCATTGCATCAACGGCATCCAAGAAGGACTCTCCCTGCTCACTAATGATCTTGGATAGTTCCTCTTCCTTAATCCCTAGGAAGGATGCAGCGTCTTTCAAACGTTTGGCTTCCTCTGCAGACGCACGTAGACTCTCGATGATAGACTCGTTCTCCATCCTAAGATTGATCTTGGCTTCGGCAGCTTGACGTATTCCCTCGGCGGATGCAGCGAACTCTTCAGCTTCCTTGCGTGCGGCCTCGGCGAGTCTATTGGCGACATCGATCCCTTTCTCACCGGCTTCTATAGTGATACCAAGTTGCTCAGCCTGGTAACGCATTGCAGCGGTGACGGGGTCTGCATCTGGATCGATTTTCTCCATGGACATAATCCAACCTTCGAAGAACTTAGTCATCTTGTCACTAAGTCCATCGAATAGGATTGCGAGTCCATCCAGTGCCGGTCCTATAAGTTTGAATCCTTCTACGAGTACTCCTATACCACTACCCCAATATAGTATTTGTTTACCGAACTCAATGACGGGACCCAAGACACCACCGACACTCCCACCGAATGATGTGATCCAAGTGATTACTGCCGTGAATGTGGAAGCGATAGTGGTTCCCCAACCTTTTGCTACATCGATCCATCCCTTGATTGTCTCTATAATGATCCCGCCAGTATCCTTTGCAGCACCGCCAAGAAGCTTGAATACTTCTATGGACCCATACCATGCTTTCTGGAAGATACCTGCATTGTTTATCGCATTCTTAGCTAGATCATCGGATTTGCCTTGCAACGCTTCCGCACGAGCAGACAGAAAATCTGCAGCGGCAACACCACTCAGGATCCCGGCGGCAATTGCAGCCGCTGCTGTACCAACCGAAGCAGCCACAGGACCGACAGCTGATCCAATCGAACTAAAAGCTGGTCCCAGCTTTGTCACCATTGGTACGAGCTTGCTTAGGGCACCGCTGAACTTATTGGCGGCTGTTGTACCTTTATCGAAAGGCAACATCATTTGTCCACCAGCAACGCTTGTTGCCATGAAGACACCCTTCAGCTTCACGAGTTCACCGGCCAACAAAGCAAAGACAGTCTTGGACTGGTTAATCAAACTGATTGTACCAACAAGAGCGCCACCCATGGTCCCAGCGGCGATAGTAAGAGCGACCAAGGCACCGGCCAATCCTATCGCACCTAGAATTGCTACTTTGAACGGATCAGGTAGAGATTGGATCCACTTTGCCATGGTAGCTAGAGCACCAGCAAATTTGATCCCGACATCAATCAAGCCAAGGATTTGGTCCTTGAAGGCATTGAACAAATTGATCCCGATCTCTTCTACGGCTCTCTTCAAACGTCCGAATTGGGCAGATACAGTCGACAACTGAACCGCGAACTCACGCTCCAACTTGAGGTGACGTTCACGATCCTTCGTAGCAGCATCCATCGCTTTGCGGAATAGATCGGCAGCACCAGCACCAGCCAACATAGTTTGGACAGTACGCAGGTTCTGCAGATCCAACTTCTCGAGGGAGACGAGGAGTTTATCGGACCCTTCATCTTTCAGACGTCCCAGGCCTTCGATAAACTGAGCAATCGCCTCACCGGCATCCTTTTGGAAGAGTTGTTGGAACTCATCCATGGACATCTTAGTAACGTTTGCAAACTCCTGAAGCTTTGGCCCACCGGTAGCGGTAGCCTCGATCATTTGTTGAACTAGCCGCTGTACCGCAGTCGAAGCACGTTCAGTACCAGGGACGACAGCGGAGAACCCACCAGCCAAACCAAGGAGTTGCTCACCGGAGAGATTGGCAGCTTTAGCCATACCACCGAGTAGCACGGAGAAGTTGAGGATTCGTTCTTCTGTAGTCGGCAGCTTATCGCCTAGGAAGGCGAGAGTAGACGCAAGCTTGTCGACGTCATCTATACTCTCTCCGGTGAGCGCAACGAGTCGAGCCAGACCTCTGGCAGCGGCTTCAGGAGTAAGTTCCGCGGCAGCAATGCTCAACTTAGCAATCGTATCTGTGAATTTGGCAAGCTGTTTCGTACCCTCTACACCAAGTTGTCCACCGATTCTCGTCAAGTCAGCGAGTTCAGCTGCAGCGATACCGGTCGCCTTGGAGGCATCCATCAAGGACGACTCCAACTTGGCGAAGTCCGTTGTGGCGGGGTCAACAGTCTTACGAACTCCAGCCATCGCTGATTCGAAATCAGTACCAACTTTCAAAGCGAAGCCGGAGATAGCACCGAAGCTAGCCGCAAATGCTGCCCCCATTCTGTATCCGACGACGTTAAGGGTTGCAGAGAATGACTGCACCGTCTTCATCGATTCGGACAAACCGGATCTGAACCCACGGGAGTCCACTCCCATGGACATCATTAGAGGGCCGATATCTCTTGCCATTTTCAGATACCTAGATAGTTCCTATAGAACGGATTCCTAGGATCTATGTGGGATTCTTTGTAGAAGTCGACCATCTTTGCTCGCTTACCCTTCTTGAGGTGTCCGCAAGAATTGATGATCGATACGAGTGCGCTGGCACGTACTTTCTGATCGCGCTCGAGCTTCCAGTTAAAACCTCTAACTGCCGTCAGAAATTCACCAGGGGTTAGGGCTTCAAAGTCGTGGATACTCATTCCCATCACCCCCAGTGCCATCGGTTCAGCGTACTCCACCCAATCACTCCACGTTTCGATCCTAGGCTTTAGACGTTTGGGAGGTCTTTCCTACCACCAAGTGACTTGACCTCCCCACTTGGTGTATCATCTCTGTCGTCATCAGGCTCTTCCTCCTTGTCCGGCTTCTTCGCGATGATTCCAGCAGCCTGCATTGCCTCGATGACGTAGTCCGTCAATTCTCCAAGGTCTTTTCCGTTGTCCAACCACTTCTTTTGAACAAGTTCCCCAACCCTGGTGTCATTCAGCGGTCTCTTCTCAGATTCGCCGTATTTCAGCCCAATCGTGAGAAGCATGATGATCTCCTCGTAGCCAAGGTTGTTGGCATCGAAGATCTGACCGAACGTCTTTCCAAAATGACGCTCGAGTTCGCGAATTGCGTTGATCGTGTAACGAAGTCGTCTTGACTTGTCGAGAGGGATGTCAACATACTGTGCCATTGGTGTTCTCCTTTCTTGGCTGTGAAATTGTTGACTCGGTTGAATCCCTGAGGACCTTGTCCCCGTTGGGATGGGGACGAGGCAGGTGTAGATGGTAGGCCGGTCATGACAACCAACCGTGAGGCCGGTGCCCGCGGCACCGAGTAGCACCGCGGGCCTCCGGTTTTAGATTCTACTCCAACTTACGGCTTCACCGCAACTGCTACAGTGAAGGTGAAGGATGGAGTGGTTCCAGCGATAGTCCAATCAGCATGCAGATACTGATCGATGGTATCGGATCCATTCGCCGTTTCGAGACGTTCGCAAGTAGGCGCGGTGGCCTGAGCGAAGGTCATTCCGGTAACAGGAGTCCACACCATGTCATCTGGGCTATCCTCGATTACCACGTCGAGCGTAGGAGTGGTTCCAGATGCTAGGATGACGTGGAGGTGAGCGACGAGACCTTGAGTGGTTGTAGCAGCCCCACCGTAGAAATTGGTCATGTCGACGCTGGCTCCAGATCCGGTTGCAGACTCAGCGGCAATCGCGTGAAGCGAAACACCACGAGATAGGTCGCCGGAAAGTTGAAGATCCGCAGTCCACGCCTGTACACCATCCACCGGCTGAGTGGTGTTGTAGCTATTGATCAGCGCACGGAAAAGATATGCGATGTTCCCAATAGCCGCACCATTTGGAAAGTCGGTCCAGATGGATGCAGTCGGCGTATTGAAGGTCGCCTGCAGAATCGCATCGATGCCTTCATCGTAGTCATCATCGATGAAACCGGAAATAGATCCGGTAGCATTCCGAAGACCATTGATGTAGGCTCGAGTGTCGTTGCAGTATGTCGTAACCTCGGGGAGGTCGATATCCTGCGTAAGATCGATGTTGTTCACGAAGCAGGTGATGTCGTGCTCACAGAGCACAACCTCAGTCTCTTTTCCGTGAAGGAACACAGGGTTGAGAATCTGACTCATTGTGCCTTACTCCTCGAGTGCTCTGAGCACTCCTTTTCTTAGTAGAGACGCCTTGGCAACTTCACTGAGATCGCTTGGTACGTCATCTCCGGGGAGGACCTTCTGCTTCCCGTTGGTGAACGGCTTCACGACCTCAAACTTAGCTACCTTGGGCTCCGGTTTGGGTTCTTCCAGGATCTCCATTTCCTGGTCGTCGCCTTCCCATAGTTTGTGGGTTTTCATACTCCACCTCTTCTGTAAATTGCTCACCGCACGTATTGCAGATTAAGGTTTTCTTTCCCATTCGCATTGTGAGCAACTCGGTAATGTCCGTGTGGGGACAAGTACCGGGTCCGCCTTTCTCCTTCTGGATTTCGGCATCGATTATGCCGATAGCCTTTATAAGGAGCTTTCGGATTATCTGCATTGTTGGTATGTTCATTAGTTTGGCCTCTTCCAGCATCTAAGTCCGAATCCGATCAACCAACGCCCTTGTTCATCG